GCATATGTCCGTGGAACCCAAGGAACCAAAATGCTGAAGCATACTTGAACGCGATTTAAGATGATTTGCTCTTAAATCGCTGATGATAGTAGGCAGGCATGACAGTATATATAAATAAAAGAAAGGGCTAACTCGGGGTGAGTCAGCCCTAGAGGTTACCTACTCCTCAAGACTTTGGATAAATCTAATCAGTTGATATCCTCCCCAGATAAAACTGGTTATGAGTAAGAATACCCATATGGATAGTAAACCAAGAAATATATCTAACATCATGATTGCTCCTTCTTGTGTTTTTGTGAAAACTCTTTCAGGAATTCAATATTGTTACGCTTTAGCTTTTCCTTTGCTAAATCGATAGCCCAAGGGTTATACCCTTCTTCTTTACCACTACGGTTAATAAATATGATAGTAGTAAACAAAAACCACATTGAACAGAGACATGCTACTATTGCATGGAATGGTGATAACCACTCTCCTGTTGATGCGTACTCTATTGAGTCGTAGGTAACAAAGCCAGCGATAAAACCACTGGCTAGTAGTACATAATAGAAAAGGTTTTTCATAGGTCCATCTCCATCTGTACAGGTTTCTCTCTCTTTTCAGATTGAGGTTCTACATTAGTAGGTGATAGTACTTCGGGTTCTTTATCTTTGAACGCTGAAGCGTATCCTTCCACTAGACTCTTTGTTGAGCTAGTACCTACTTTGATTGTCGCTTTTGTTATGTGGCCTGCGACACTGCCAACTAATTTTAAGATATTCATTTCTGAACTCTCCTATAATTATGAGTCAGAGTTTATTCTCTGAATACTCACTTACTATAGAAACAGTGACCATGGGACATGGGCGCTGTAAATTTGAAACAAGGTTCCAACGAGTGAAACGAAGTTGGTCCACTGTGAACTGGATCGGGGTCGGGGGTGGGTGTCTGATGATAGTAGGAGAAGATGAGAGAGCGATATAAATAATATTTTTTCAAAAAAAATTTTCCACAAAAAATTTACAAGATATGCACTATTATGTTATTTTTAGCAAATGAGCTTAGTCCAAAATGAAGCCATCGAAGTAACAGAACAAGAAAGAGTTGAACTTCAATCGCACTTTCCGTACGCAGGTGTAAAACTGTCCGAGCTTTCTGTCCAAGAAGAAAGACTAATTTTATTTTATATAAGAGGTATGAGCAAAGCAGCCGCCGGCCGTGCAGCAGGGTACCAGAACCTAGATCACGTGTACGAAGTTTTTAAAAAACCTAAAGTATCACAAGCAGTAGAGTATCTAAGACAAGAAATGCGAGAAGAGGTAAAGTTCGACAGAAACACTGCGACCACTATGTACTTAGAAGCGCACCGTAAATCAGCAAATGCTACCGAAGAAAAAAATGTAGTAGATTCTTTATGCAAGCTTCACGGTCTATTTGCACCAGAAAATGCAACGCAAGTTAATATAAACGTAGACAAAATAGAAAAGTTAGAAAGATTACCAGACTCTGAACTACTTAGAATAGCCGGAGTAGACTCGTCACACTTAGAACCACAAGGAGACACCAATGACTAGTAAATATGAAATGGCTGCTAGAGCCAGAAAGAAAAAACGTAAAAAGAAAAGTTTTCCAGATTTAAATAAAGATGGAAAAGTAACATACGCTGATGTTCTTATGGGCAGAGGCGTTAAGAGGAAAAAATAATGCACTGTAAAGGAATAAACGCGCCGCAACCTGATATGAAGAAGTTTGCGAAGAAAATGAACAAGTATGGTCGCATACCTAAAAAAGGAGGTAGTTATGCCGGGAAAAAGAAAAAGTAGTAAAAAGAAAAAGGGTGCAACACCCACAAACCCATCTTTGTACGCTAGGGTAAAAGCCGAAGCTAAACGAAAGTTTAAGGTGTACCCAAGTGCATATGCTAATGGATGGTTAGTAAGAACTTATAAAAAACGCGGCGGCGGGTATAGATAATGGCTAAGCCTACCGGCGGTCTCACTGCGTGGTTCGGTAAGGGCCCCAAAGGAGATTGGGTAGATATTGGCGCCCCAAAGAAGAAAGGTAAGTTTCAACCTTGTGGTAGAAAATCTGCTAAAGGTAAAAGCAAAAGAAAGTACCCGAAATGCGTGCCACGGTCAAAAGCTAGATCTATGACTGCTGCACAAAGAAGAAGTGCGGTTAGAAGAAAACGTGCAGCGGGGAACCCAGGTGGTAAACCACGTAACGTAAAAACAATTGTAAGGAAAAAACCTGCAGTAAAAAGGAGAACTCGTGCCAAGAAAAAAAGGTAAAATGCCACCAAGAAATAAGAAGAACTTTCGTTCTACTAAGTCTGGTGCAGGTATGACAAAAGCGGGCGTTAGGGCCTACCGTAGGTTGAACCCTGGTTCTAAGTTAAAAACTGCAGTTACTGGTAAAGTTAAGAAAGGTAGCAAGGCTGCAAAACGTAGAAAGTCCTTTTGTGCAAGATCAGCAGGGCAAATGAAGAAGTTTCCAAAAGCTGCAAAAAATCCAAACTCAAGACTAAGGCAAGCAAGAAGACGGTGGAAATGTTAGCGCATGCAAAAAGTAGAGTGTTATAAGTGCAAAAAATTATTGGCAGAACAGTTAGTCCTACCAAAAGGACTTTGCGTGTACTGCGCAGCTGACGCGACGGACACGTTACCCCAACCTGCTGCCCCAGTAAAAACCAAAAAAGAAAAGAAAGCCGAGTCTGCTCAGATTCGTGCTGAACAGGAGCTCGCGAAGAGAATACTGGCACGTAAAAGATTATTACCTTTTGTAGAAAAATTTAACCCAGATTATTTAGCAGGCTGGGTTCACAAAGATATTTGTCAAAGATTAGAAAAGTTCAGCGAAGCAGTCGCGAACGAAGAATCTCCTAGGCTCATGTTGTTTATGCCACCTAGACACGGTAAGTCAACGCTTGCTAGTGTAGCCTTCCCCGCTTGGCATTTGGGTAAAAACCCGCAACATGAGTTCATAAGTTGTTCATACTCTGGCTCTCTTGCTATGAGTTTTTCTAGAAAAGTAAGACAGTTAGTTAGAGAACCAAACTATAGACACATATTCGAAGAAACCAAACTAGACAAAGATTCTCAAAGTATAGAGTCTTGGCTGACTACCCGAGGCGGTGGGTATGTCGCAGCTGGTGTAGGTGGAGGTATAACCGGTAAGGGAGCCAACATCCTCTTAATTGACGACCCTGTAAAAAACCGAGAAGATGCTGAATCGGAAAATAACCGTGAAGCTACTTGGGACTGGTATACCTCGACCGCTTATACCCGTTTATCCCCGGGTGGAGGTATACTGGTCATCTTAACTAGATGGCATGATGATGACTTAGCTGGCAAGCTTTTGACTGCCGGCGAAGAAGGCGCAGACCAATGGGAAGTAGTCAAATACCCTGCTATAGCAGAAGATGATGAGACCTACAGAAAACAAGGTGAACCACTCCACCCAGAAAGATATAACTTAGAATCTTTAGAAATGATACAACGTGCGATCGGCCCTAGGGACTGGACTGCTTTGTATCAACAAAACCCAGTATCTGATGAAGGTGATTATTTCAGTAGAGATATGGTTAGATATTATGAGCCAGATGAAATAGATTATGATAGACTTCGTTATTACTGTGCGTGGGACTTGGCTATCGGACAAAGAGACAGAAACGACTATTCAGTAGGGGTAACTGTTGGTATAGACGAATACGATAACATGTACGTTGTAGATGTCGTGCGTGGTAAGTACGACGGATTCGAACTCGTAGAAAAAATATTAGATTTTTACGAACAATGGCGGCCAGGCATAGTAGGGATAGAAAGGGGCCATATAGAAATGGCTATTGGTCCTTTTCTAGAGAAACGTGTGGCAGAGCGTAGATTACACTCTGCATATTTTAAAGATTTAAAAATAGGGAGACGTGATAAAGAAGCTAGAGCTAGAGCCATTCAAGGTAGAATGCAGCAAGGTAAAGTTTACTTTCCACAAGAGGCAACTTGGACAGGGTCCATGGTGGCTGAACTTCTTCGTTTTCCTAACGGCGTGCATGATGACCAGGTTGATGCACTGGCCTGGGTTGGTTTGATGATGACAGAGTTTGCAAGTTTTTATGAGGCACCCGAACATATACCTTCATGGAGAGATAGGTTAAGATATATAGCAAAAGGCCCGAAAAAGAAATCAGCGATGAGCGCATAATATGGCATACAAAAGTAAAAAACCAAAACAGAAGCTAACGAAAGCTGAAGAACTTACGTTGGCGAAAAGCCAGTTCAATGCTTACACCCGAGCCCGAGACAACGGGCATGAAGAATATATAGAGATGGCCAAAAAATGTGATCGTTACTACAGAGGCGATCAGTGGGACGAGTTTGACATACAAGAGTTAGATGACCAAGGCCGACCAGCGTTAACAATCAACACTATCTTACCTACCATCAATGCTGTCATAGGAGAACAGAGTGCAAAAAGAGCTGACATACAATTCAAACCAAGAGGTGGCGGCAACCAAGATGTAGCAGATGTGCTTACAAAAGTTTACGCTCAGATAGCAGACAACAACAAATTAGACTGGGTTGAAGCCCAGGTTTTCCAAGACGGTATAATCCAAGACCGTGGTTACTTTGATGTTCGTGTTGACTTCGATGATCATGTGATGGGCGAAGTACGAATAGAAGCAAAAGACCCTTTAGATATTCTCATAGATCCAGACGCAAAAAATTCCGACCCAAAAACTTGGAATGAAATATTTGAAACTAAGTGGATGAGTATAGATGAGATTGAAGAAGTATACGGACAACAAAAAGCAGACAGATTAAGATTTCTTGCTGAGACTGGTGCCACACTTGGCTCCGACTCTATGGACTATGAAGAAGAAAGATATGGAGATACACAACAAGAAAACTATGGACATCAATACCCAGCTGACCCAGAAAATGCTCGGGCACTAAGATCTATTCGTGTAATAGAACGTCAGTATTATCAGCTGAAAGATTGTATGTATTATGTGGACCCTGTTACGGGAGACCAAAGACAGGTGCCATACGCTTGGGGGAAAAAGAAAAGAGAAGACTTCGCAGATACGTATGGGTTAGATATTATCCAGAAGAAGATGCGAAAGGTCCGTTGGACTGTGACAGCTGATACAGTTGTTTTGTTTGACGACTGGTCTCCTTATAATCATTTTACTATCGTGCCTTACTTCCCATACTTTCGAAGAGGGAAGCCGTTTGGTATGGTCAGAAACTTGTTGTCCCCACAAGAACAACTAAACAAAATTAGTTCTCAAGAACTACATATTGTTAACACCACAGCGAACAGTGGTTGGATTGTGGAGTCAGGATCTCTATCCGGTATGACAGCAGATGACTTAGAAGAACATGGTGCAGAAACTGGCTTAGTTTTAGAGTTTAATCGTGGCTCCAATCCGCCCGCAAAAATACCACCTAACCAAATACCTACTGGTCTAGACAGACTAGGACAAAAAGCGGCTATGAATATAAAAGCTATCAGTGGTGTTACTGATTCTATGTTGGGCAGCGATAGCCCCGAAGTATCTGGTGTTGCAATACAAGCAAAACAGAACAGGGGCTCTATGTTATTGCAAGTACCTCTAACTAATTTAGTTAAGACACGACAGTATTTAGCTGAGGCTGTTTTAAATTTAATACAAACTTACTATACAGAAGAAAGAATTATACAAATAACAGATGAAGAAGATCCTTACAAACCTAGAACCCCCCTTCGTGTAAATCAGATGACACCAGAAGGTGAAGTGATTAATGATTTACAGCTAGGAGAGTATGATGTAATTATTGGTTCTGCTCCTGCTAGAGATAACTTTGATGAAATGCAATTTGCTGAAGCTATATCTCTACGTCAAGTTGGAGTACCAATACCAGATGACTTGATTGTTGAGTATTCACACCTATCGCGTAAAGCTGATGTAGCAAATAGAATACGACAAATGCAAGGGCTAGGTGAAAAATCTGAACAACAAATGCAGTTAGAACAATTCCAAATGGAATCACAAATCAGAAGTACGCAGCTTGAGATAGCTAAACTAGAAGCAGAAGTTACGAAGTTGCAGTCTGAAACAGCTCTGAATGCCGCAAAAGTTGGCCAAGCAGAAGCTGAACCACAGTTGAAGGTTGCTGAATTACAGAGTAAACTACAACAGAAACGTGAGGAACTTGGCTTACGTGAACG